GACAATAAGTGTTTGTTATATATAACACTATGGCACCTATTCTATGATGGATAGAGGTGTGTGAGAGTCCGAAAGCCGCCCTTGTTTTCACGAAAAACGCCGTGAAATGCCTGTTCCTATAATTAGAGAGAGTTAGGAATGGACACACTTATTGAAAACCCTCCATCTTACTGCCACGTAACACCCTTCTACATCCAGCGGTGGTCGTGAGTTTCATAGAACGTGACAACGCACTCTGAAAAACGTGAAAATCTCATTGTGAAGTCATACACTCACGATGAATCGATGGCACGTTCCGCTCGAAGGCCGTGTAACGCACTGCTCACGGATGGTCGAATAGGAAATTTCCGACGCTGTCACGCAGATTCAATTGCAGCGCGACTCCGTTGATGCCGAGTCGGGCTGCGGCTTCGCGTGCCGTTGCGAGACCGGCGCTCGTTCAGTGACGATGAATGAGAATCGATTCGCCATGAGTGATCGTGAATGCAGTGCCGACCGTGAGTGAGTGCGAGACTCTCGTGCTCGAATGTGTCGATGAAGGCTTCCGCTGCTGTCGTAAGTGAATGAGAATGACTGTATCGACCGGCAAAATTCTGAGGGTCATGCGCGGCCGTATTCGAGGGGTCAAACGGTGACTCACGCTGAAATGAAATGTGCGACCGTGTATGAGTATCATACACATAAACAGTGTAAACAATCACCCCCCTTTATTGTCATACCGGTCCAAGTACTATTGTGGTGGAGGAGTCATCCCTCGCTCCATCCTAGCACGCGCGATCCCCTCGTAACACAGGCGAAGCCTGGTTCGGCGGCCGGGGTGTGTGATGCCACCGACGTGGCGGCGTCGCACTCGGCACAGTTCCAGGCGGCATTCCAAACTCGGAGGTCCAATCAATGAGCGACTACGACACTCCCACGACAGTCGATGAGTTCACGGCAACCGCGCTGCAGCAGCTTGCGCGAGAAGCCGAGATCACTGGCCGGAGTTCGATGACGAAGGACGAGCTCTACAGTGAACTCGAGTCGAGTCATTCGCGACTTCTGACTCCGTTCTCGGCCGCGTTCGAGGTCGAGGAAGGCGACGAGGTCTCGATGAATCATCTCAAGTCGCACCTCACGGTCATCGAGGTGCGCGAGAAGGAGACCTACCTCGGCGTCATCATGGAAACGAGTCGCGGCGGCCGACACTGCCTCATCGTTCCCAAGGACGGCGCGGAGGTCGGCAAAAACGGTGCTGCGCCTCATCTGCGGCGATGGCGCGCCGGCGATCAGGAATGGATGAACAACTCGACCGACCCGGTGTTCATTCGCGAGGTCGCCGATGAGTGAGTGCGGTATTCACGGCTGCGACACGGATGCGACGCGGCTGCTCGACCACAGTGATATTCCTCACAGATGCGACGGTCACTGCAGTCGCGCAGACACGCATCTCGAGCTGCTGCACAACGGCTTCTCACCCACTCAGGCGGCCGAAGTGATGACGAATGGGTCGCCAGCTGACGCGGCCAAAGATCCGCTGCTCATGTGAGTGAGCGGCGGACTAAGTTTTTGTGACCACGATCGATTCATTATAAATTTCAAAATAGATAGTGAATTCAACGGCTACTACGACATCTATCTCTGGATTAAAATCATCTAAAAAATTTTGTGAAAATTATTATTTACACATTCACATTCATTCACCGTCATTCGTTACCATTGTTCAGTGTCACTGTTTTAGACTATAACGGCAGTAGAGGCTGTTCATTGTCGCCTTTGCAGCTTTGAACAGATATCGGCTGTAGAAACGCTCGAGACTGCAATGAGCAGACATGAGCGCTCACTCGGCTGTAGAGACTGTCTCGACGGCAATGACAATTGTGTGAGTGAAGTGCCGTTCATTGCCGCTTCGAGGCACCCACGCAGCTGTTTAGGTCTGTGTTAATTGCCTGTCACTTTCATTCACTGCGTCACCCCAGTTCAGTATCAGCGCTGCATAGACAATGTCGGTGACAGTAAGATTTAATAACAGACCAGACATATCGATATCGTGGAGGACCTAACTCCAACGCAGCGATCGGTCGTACAGGCCGCGGCGGACGACCCCGACGCGACGTCGCAGACACTCGCCGAACACGCCGGATGCTCGACGTCCTACGCGAACAAGGTTCGGAACGACTACGGACAGCTCATCGAGGCGCAGCGCACGACGCTCACGGACGGCGGCGAGGAAACCTTCGATATCGCGTTGCCTGCGTCGTACGTGTGGTCCGTCGTCAGAAACTGCCCCAAGGAAGTGTCTCAGGAGGTCTTTCGACAAGTCCGATGATACTCGAAGGTGAACCCGGAAAAATCTTCGTGGTGCGCGATCAAAATTACGAGCTCGCGCAGGCGGACGACGATGGCGTCGTTCGAGACGAGGACGGCCGAAGTCTCGGACACACATACGATATCGTCCATCGCATATACGCGTGCGAAGCATGCGGCGCCGATGATCTCGAGAATTTCACGCTCGTCGAGGGCACTGACGAGCTCGTCTGCCAGGAGTGTGGGCACCGATGAGCGACAGATGTCCGATAGATGGATGCGGAAACTCGGAGCTTGACGACGTTTCAGAAAACGACGACGAGTTCGATTGGTTCTGCCCCTGGTGCGGAAACCTATTTATCGAAACGGAGGACGGTCTCGATGTCAGATGACCAATGTAGCAACTGCGACGAATCGCTCGGATACGAAGTCGGATGGGACGATCCGCCAGAAGGAGAGGGGCACATCGAAGTAGAGTGGAATCCGACGGGTGAGCCGTCGTACGTTGTCGGTGAAATACGTCTGTATTGTTCCGTTCAGTGTCTACAACAGGAGACTCAAAGACTTCCGTCTGCACTTATTGACAATGAGTGAGGCATTCCGATGCGACGGCTGTGACGAGTACTACGGCGGTCAGCCCACCGAAATTCGCGTATGCATGGCGTACAGCGGCATCAGTTCGACGATCATTCTTGGCCACGCTGCAGGACGCGATGACGCGCATCCTGATCCGGCAGACAAACACAAGGTCGAGTGGCCGTGGCACTCCGGCACCGTGCAGTTTTGCGCCGAGTGCACTGCTAATGAGATCGTCCCTGCAATGCAGCGACTGGCACGTCGAGGCCGATACGAATGAGTGACCTTACACCGCGATGGATAGCCGAGGGCCCTGCGCACTCGTGTCAGGACTGTGGAAAGGAAAATCTACATCGATGCTACGTTTCTGGACTGTACGATGGCCAAAAGCAACGAACGCGCCGTCTGTGTAACAGTTGTCGAGCAAAACGAAACGAACGGCTGAAGCGAGATGGACTGGACTGACGCGCAGCGCGAGACGGTCGAGGGCATCGGCACAGGTTTGCTGTGGAACGACGGTGTACCATGCGAGTGCGGCCCGAATGCCATCGTCACTCGAAAGAAGCGTAAGTACAGTGATACGATGGTGTATCGGCATCGATGCACCGAATGTAGTCGCGAGTTCAGTACATGGACGGAGGGATGAGTGTATAAGAAAGACTGATACGTAGAAAGGCCTTAGTATACATATGGACTGTAGGGACTGCGGGGGCGATCGAGTAGTGATGCCAGAATTTTACGTCGAGCCCGGCGAGGTCGTCCAGATGGAATGTCTGGACTGCGGCGCCGAGTTCAGCGCGACGCAATACGAGGACGAGTTCGGCCCACAAGAGGATTGGGAGTGTTTGTGGATTCGACGCGAGGGCTCCGGATATCGGCTTATCTACCGTCAGCTCGAAGACGGAGAACCGGGCACTGATTACGTCATCAGCGTCGGCGCCGATCTCGAAGACATCTCGTTCGAGCCGCGTGAGCCGCCGGTCGATATCCAATTCTTGCGCATGCACGCGTTGGCAGCCGCCAAAGACTGCAATTGGTACCTTGGTTCGGTCCCATAGGGGGAATGTTTTTCATCGAGCAGGTGTAATTGTCCTGTAAGACCCGTCACATTCGAGGTGCCCTCGATGACGATGTGGCGTCATCTCAATAACATGCAGTTCGTTGAGTACATTCAACAGGACAGCGACATCTGCAACAACTGTTTTCGACGAACGCACGTCACGTACGAGCGGAATTTCGCAGTCGACACCGTCGATGGCGAGCTGTGGGCGCGAAAAATCGAAGTGAGCGATCGATCGTGGCGACTGCCCGATGAAACGACAAAGGCACCACTCGGATCTGTCACCGATGGCGAATCAGTGACGTGCAAGTGCGGCGCCGGTCAGGTGACGACACTGCGACCGGTCGACACGCAGACCGCGATCGAATACGCAAAACGAATCGCAAAGAGGTTAGACGAAAAAGGCGTCAATCACGACACAGATGTGTTACTCGACACGGTTCGTCAGAAGATGGGCGAATCTGACAAACAGGGAAAGCAGGACAGCGAAGTGTTCGGTGAGTCAGTACAGAGGGCATGCAAGTGTTCAAGGCAGCCAGGGTGATACTAGCATTCGCAACGATGTTCGTTGTTCTCGTGTTGGTCGTCGCGGATCCGTTTATTACGGCTTCAACACTGACATCGGGCAGATTAGTAGTGCTTCTGGCATTCGTTGGCGTGATGTTAGGAGTCGATATGATCGCGAATCGATTGCCGGACAATTACACACTAACGGTCTCGTCGGAGGACAATGATTGACGTGTTCTCTATCGCGCTGCTGAGCGAGCTCACTGGTGTCGTCGCGATTTGCATCGCGATATATCTGCAGCTCGTCGGCGGTCGTCGAGTGCCGCCGTACTACGTAATGATGTTTTTCCTGTTTGGATGCGGCGTGTTGCTCGTTCATTCGGGAAACGGCGTGTTGCCAGCGGCGTATCCGCTCGGACTTCGCGCGCTCGGAATCATTCTCATACTTGTCGGTGAATTGTTCGCCGGATATCATATCGGCCAAGAATACGACGTCCATCATCCGATCAGAGAGTTCAAGGAGGTATCAGAATAATGGCATCATGGAGCGGCGACGATCTGACAAAGGTTCCACTCCCTGACGATCTTACCGAGTGCAACACACAGCAGCGGCGTGCGTACATTTACAAGCGAGTCCACGAAGAAGGGCATCCGTCGCTCATCGACAAAGTGAAGATCTCTAAGGAGCTCGATATCAGCAGACGTCAGGTGTATTACGATCTCGACGTGATCGCCGAGTTCGTCGACGAGCACGTTCTCGGTGGCACGCACACCGGGCACAACTACACCGTTTTCGAAAAGGCGAAGCGTGAACTGATGCGCCAAGGCGACTGGAAAGGCGCAGTCGAGGTGCTTCAGGAAGAAGCGGAGTGGCTCGAGCGTCGTGGCGCCATCGACAAGGAGCCGGACGAAGTCGACGTCGAGGTCGAGTGGCGTCAGTTCATCGAGTCCGATGAGTAGCGCAGCACCCGCCAATTACACGACCGGTGAGGACCGATACATTCGATTCGCGGAAGACTTTCTCGGTCTGAAACTCGCCGACACACAAAGGCGAATTCTGCGATCGGTCGCGAACAATCGTCGCGTGCTCATCATCAGCGGTAACGGCGTCGGTAAGTCATTCAGTGTCGCGTCGTTGTGCGATGCGTTTTTATACACGAATTCCGATAGCACGTCATTAGGGACGTCCGGCTCGTACAGTCAGTTCGTCGACACGATGTGGCGCCCGATGAAGTCGATGGCTAAGGACCTCAAGGAGGAACACGGACTACCTGGCAAAATTTACGAGGGCAATCAGCCCAAAATAGAAATCGACGACGAGTGGTATTTCAAGGTGGTCGCGCCGCGCGATCCGGGTGATCTCGAGGGTCGTCACGCATCCGACGTGCTCGTAGTCATCGAAGAAGCTGACAAGGAGTACATTTCAGAAGAGCATTTCGACTCGGCCGGCTCGTCCATCACAGACGCGAACGATCGAATGATCGCAGTCGCCAATCCGCCGGATGACGAGGCGAATATTATCTACGATCTGAAACGACCCGGCTCGAGATGGGAGGTCATTCAGTTCAGCTCGTTCGAGTCGCACAACGTCAAGGTCGATGCCGACGAGATCGACGATACACACATTCCCGGACTGGTAGATCTGCCGACCGTCGCAGAAGACTGGGAAATATGGAACGCGGAGCACTGGCCACAGGCCAAGGAGACGTTCGAGCGGCGTTTCGACGGCGAATACCCTGGGGTAGACGTGCTGAACGACCGGCTCGACGACGGTATTATCAGCCGAGACGAGCTGCTCGAGATTCTGAGACCTGGATACGACGAGGCGAAATACGCGCACGAGCAGCGTGAAAGTCTCGACTCGAGATGGTATCGTCGTCGCGCAGGCGTCATTCCACCGGATAGCGCTCGAACGCATCGGCCGTTCACGATCGCACAGGTCGAAGACGCGTACGACCGAGACGCCGAAATCACGACGCCAACGGCGCAAGGAATCGGCGTCGACGTCGCCCGACAGGGCGGCGACTCGAACGTTCTCTGTGCCGTGCACGGCGATTCTATCGTCTGTCACGACACGTGGAATGGCGTCGATCACACGGTCAACGAACAGATGATTCGAAATTACGTCGAGGACTGGCCGGACGTCACCATGGCGATCGACGCGCAAGGCGAAGGGTCCGGACTCGCAGACAGGGTCAGTAGCTTCTGGACCGACACGATTCGATTTAGATCCGGAGAAGAAGCCGCAGAACACACGGAATACTACGATCGTTGGACTGAAGGACTCTACAAACTCGGTCAGTTTCTGCGAGATGGCGGCTCGTTTTCGAGTCGCACGATGAGACGCCAGATGCTCGCGGCTGCACGAAACGTCGAATTCGAAGAAAAACATTACGACTCGCGCGATGCTACGGTGCTCAAGGCGACGTCCCGAGATGCAGTCAAGGAGGCGCTTGGTGAGTCGCCTGACGTGTTGGACTCCGCCTATATGGCCGTCTGGGCGGCGTCCGACGCGCCCGCCAAGGATCGCTGCACACAGAAACTGGTGTGGTAATCATGAGCACTGTTAGCTGGAACGGAATCGAATACAGTGAAGAGGCATTCGAGACCGCGACCCGTCTCGTGATGAACGACGCGAGCGCGAGTTCTCGAACCGAAGTGCTTCGGAGACTTGGCCGTCAGTATGGCGGTGACCGTCAGATCTACGAGGTGCTGGGATATCCACGTCAGATCGACGAAGAGGACTATCGCGCACGATTCGAGCGACAGGACATTGCGAACCGCGTCATCAAGCTGCCTGCGAACGACACGTGGCGAGAGGCGCCGACGGTCGTCGACGACACACGACCGGAAGACGAAGACGAAGAGAGTGACTTCGAAGAAGCATTTAGCAGACTTGCGAAGCAGACGCGTCTCTATCATTATCTTCGAAGAGTCGACGTCGTCTCTGGCATCGGTGAATACGGATTATTATTCGTCGGATTTCGTGACAGTCAACCGCTAGACGAAGAAGTCAACGAGAGCGCGCTGAGTGGCCCAGAAGACATCGCGTTTTTCACGCCGTTCGCTCAAGATCACGTCGAAAGCTGGATTCTCGGCAAGGACGCCGGAATGGATCCGACGGACGAACGGTATAACAAACCCACTCAGTATAGCGTCGATTTCGGCGACATCGACGACGACAGCGATAGCGACATTCGCGATGTCCACTGGACCAGATTCATTCATATCGCGGAAGGAAAACTCGAGTCGGATATCGTCGGTGAGCCTCGTCTGAAGCCGGTGTTCAATCGACTGATCGACCGGGAGAAAGTGCTCGGCTCGTCTGCCGAGATGTTCTGGACCGGAGCCGCGCCGAAGTATCAGTTCGACATCGACAGCAACAATTCGGCTGACATACCCGATAGCGAGCTAGACAGACTCGACAGCGAGGTCCAGCGACTGGTGCATGACATGCAGCAGTACGTGAAGACGTTCAACACTGACATCGAGCTCATCGACGGTCAGCAAGTCGATCCGAGCGGCATTATCGATCAGATCGACAAGACCATCTCGGGACAAACTGGTATTCCAAAGCGGGTGTTAGTCGGTTCCGAACAGGCCGAGCTCGCGTCGACGCAAGATCGCGCGACGTGGTTTGGCCGGGTCGATACACGACGCAATCGATTCGCCGAGCCGAGTGTACTACGTCCGACTATCGACAGATTCGTATCATATGGCATTTTGCCGCAGCCGTCTAACGACCGATACACCGTTCACTGGCCGAATCTGTTCGAACTCAACGAGGTCGAGAAGTCCGAGGTTATGGACAATCGCGCCGATGCGCTTAAGAAAATCTCGCCACAAGGCAGCACTGATCTGATCGGAACGCCGAAAGAGTTGTTCGAGTTCATGGCTGAAGGAAAGAATATCGATTTCGAAAATCAAATCGATCCGTTGGCGGTGCCAAATCGACAGGAAGAACTCGGCATCTCGCCCGAAGACGACGTCGACGGACGGGAGGACATCGATGGCGTCTAACACACCTCGATTCAGCCTGGACACGTACGATCAGGGTGACACCGGATGGGATCACACCGATGTCGTCGAGCACGCTGACGAGAACACGATCGGACGCGGATCGCTCAGTGCCCGTCCGTCGAGCGGTACGTACAACAATCAGCTGTACTACGCGACCGACGTATACACGTTATACAGATGGGATACCGGTGACGACGCGTGGGAAAGCGACACGGTGGTCATTCCGAGGGCCGATCTGACGTCGACATCGGGGGGTGCCGCTGGTGAATTGCGGCGTCACGACGGAACTGGATTGCTTCCGGACGGCACCATGTGTCGATGGGACGGCAGTAACTGGCGACTGCTCGAAGGCACGTCGTTCAGTTATTTTGGCGACGGAACGACTGGCCGAACGCTTGCGACCGACTTTCGATTCGAGCAAGTCGTCGTCGAAGAGTCAGGCGGCAACGTGTCGGACGCGTATGCTGGCGGGTTATCTGACGGCGCACTTGCGACGTTCGCGTTCGAGGGTGAACTGATCGTCGAGTCGACAGGCGGTGTTACGATTGGCGATAACGACGCCAACGCCGATCCGAACACGGACGGCGAGACGTACGAGGTGCACGTCCAATGACAGACAAGGACATCGTCGCGAGCGATGTCGCGACCGATCGATCTGTCACGTTCACGCAAGGTGACACCATCACGCTCGGCCGCGATCACGGAGCAACGGTCGAAGGCCGAAACGTCGTTGTCGGTGTCGGTGCACGAGCGCTCGAAGACGCGACCGGTGTGACATCCGGAACCGATCCGGCAAAGACTGTCGTCGGACATAATGCAGCACAAAATGATGAGCGATACGGGACTACTGCCATTGGCACGAGTGCTGCCGGCGACAACACAGGGAACTATCTTACGGCAGTCGGAGCTGCTTCGGCCGGTGATAACAGTGGCAACTTTTTGACGGCAGCAGGACTTAATTCGGCTAAATCTAACGACGGAAATAGAGTAACTGCGTTAGGTGCTAGTTCTGCTCAGAACAATACGAAAGACGGACTGACGGCTGTGGGATACAGTGCGGCTAGCTCTAATACTGGCGACAACGTGACTGCTATCGGCTACGACGCGGCAAAGAATAACACTGCCAATCGAACGACGGTTGTCGGAAATTCGTGTGGACAGAACAATGTCGGGAGAGCTCTTACTGCTGTCGGTCAGTTTACTGCACGAGAGAACACTGGCAATTACACCTTCGCAATGGGGTACAAAGCCGCGCAGTTCAACGACGGCAATCGCGTGTTCGCGCTGGGCACGGACGCAGCAAAGAACAACACTGGTGACAGTGTCACAGTGATTGGAGAGTCTGCGGCACGAGGTGACGGACTGTCAGACGTTTCGACCATGGGCAGTAATAACATCGGCATCGGCAGGAGTGCCATCAGAGACAATCAAGCATCGGGGCTGATTGCAATCGGGAACTTCGCCGGAAGTGATGCCCAGACCGACGACCTACTTATCGTGACTGACCGTGACCGAAACGAGCGATACAAGGGATACCTGAAAGATAAGGCTGACGAAAACGCGTCCGATTTCGAAACACTCGGAAACGGAGCCGGCCTCATCGTTACGAGTCCCGACGGCAGCACTCGACGACGCATCACTATCGATAACTCGGGGTCCGTAGTCGCGGAGGCAGTATGACCGATTACACGATCAAAGAGGGCGATCTCGATCCTGCTATCGAGGCGACGCTGAAACGTGACGGATCGCCATACGACCTTCGTAACGCGCAGCGTGTCGACATCGTCATCGGTGCACTGAGCGATCCGCCAGTCGTCGATGCTCGAACGACGATAGTCGATGCGGCGCGCGGCGTCGTCGAATACGCGTGGGAGTCAGGCGACACCGACGAACCAGGGACATACAGGGCCGAGTGGGTCGTCACGACCTCGTCAGGTGCCGAAGCGACGTTTCCCGACGACGGATACAAGATGGTCACGATTCAGGCCGAGGTGAATCGCTAATGGTCGATACGGTAACTATCGACAGACGGGACGCGACCGTGTCGATGATGCGAATCGAGCGTTGCAACACACGACTTCTTGTTCGAAGTGGCGAAACACGAATCATCGACGGCACCGAGCGAAGATCGTCCATTCGATTCGAATCGAACGCGTCGTTAGAGCTGACGACAAACAGCGAGTTCGTTCTTGGGTGCTAACATGGCAAATAGCAAAATCGAAACCGATAGCAACGACAACATCATTTTGGAACTCGCGTCGGGCGAGACAGTGACGGTAAAGGCAAGCGATGTCGAGTTCGACCAAGACCTTGTTCCGAAGACTGACAGTGACGGCAACGTCGGCACGCCGTCGAAATCGTGGGGTGACGCGAACATAGATAGAGCGACAATCGGCGGTGTCAAGACGAGTCGAGACACCGATGTAGTCTTTTACGTCGATCAGGCAAACGGTGACGATGACAACGGCGGACAATCTGCATCAGATGCGTTCGCGTCCTATCCGCGAGCACTTGAAGAATTGCCTCGATTTGGCGACGCGCAAGTACAAATCAGGCAAATTGGTGATTACTCGACACCGACAAACACGCCACTCAAGATAACAAATAGGAGTGGCGCGATATACCAAGACGGAGAATTCAGTCTAGAAATTCTCGGCGATTCAGAGCTCGGTGCGGTAGGCGACGACGACCCGGCAGGGATGGAACAATTCGACGGAAACATTCACATCGAAGGCGTTAGCGGTGTCAATATCAAGTTCCTCGAATTCGACGGAATGCCGTGGGTTACATCATCGATTGGCATTACTTTCTATAGCTGCTATATGTACGGGTCCAATTACGCCTTTGCATATCTGCGCTCCGGAGAAATCAATCTCGTCTACAACATCTATGACGGGCAGGTAAATGACCCAAACATCGGGTTCTCGTGCTTACGCAACGGCCGGATGCAAGTCGAGGGGGGTGAAATACGCAATTGGGACTACCAGAACAACGTCGCGTATCAGGCCTTCAACGGCGGCAAGATAATTGATGACTTTGACGATAAGTATCCTGATGCGAACCGCACTGGCGACATCGTGCCCTCGGATGGACGAGGTATTTCTGACGAAGCGTTCGACCGTGACCTCGACGGCAAAGACCTTACAGACGGCAGTAATACCGTTTACAGCGGTGCAAACGGCTATGTGCCTCAAGCAATTCTCGAGCGTGACAGTCTGACTGTCAACGCAAACGACGGTCTCACCGGCGGCGGTACCGTCAGTCTCGGTAGCACTGCAGTCATCAACGTCGATCCGGCGCAATTTGCAGGGGCGTTGCTATCAGAAGACGGCTCGAACAATCTCACAGTCGACGAGTCGAATATCGATCACGATGAAATCGACCAGTCGACAGTCACTGCCAACGACCATCACGCTCGAGATCACGCGACACGACACGGATTCGACGATTCTGACGAGCTAACGACGGCACTCAGATACGAGCCAGAGGCGGAACCGTCGGCGCCGGACAATGGAGTCGTTCGATGGTACGATGAAAGTACGGACGCATTCATGGCAAAGTTCGACGACGGCGCGACGATCGTTCTCGCGGAGAAATAATTCATGGCAAATCTAGGCTCGACAGACACACCGGCAGCAGCGCAGTCGCTCGACCTTCCAAACGGATACTCGCCAGCTGTCGAAGAGGACAGCGGCGATCTCGTCGTCAATGACCCGAACGGCAATACCGCTCTGCGGTGGGACGCCACAAATGGAGAGTGGAACGCCAATAGCAACGATGTAACGAACGTCGGGGCGCTAGATACGGAAGAGTCTGTCACCGTCACCGGCGACGACACAATCGCCTACGGCCGCGACCACGGTAATCTCCAACAAGGGTCCAATGTCGCTGTCGGTGTCGGAGCACGAGTGCTCGGTTCAGATGTTACTGATGATGCGCTTACTGTGTCCGTTGGATACGGAGCAACAAAAAACAGTACACAGCATTTCCTCACAGCAGTTGGCTGTTTCGCGGGCCGTAACAACACCAACAGTAATCTTGCGGCGGTAGGAGTTTATACAGCGGAATCGAATTCGGGTCGATTTCTCACTGCGATGGGGAACTTCGCAGGAGTAAACAACTCGGGAGCAAGAACCACGCTGGTCGGAAACTCCGCTGGATATAACAACACCGGGGATTATACTACAACACTCGGATACGCAGCAGGAAGGAACAACACAAAGGTAGATTGTACCGCAGTAGGATATACTGCGGCGAGGGATAATACTGGACAACGACTCACTGCTGTAGGCGACAAAGCTGGTCGTAATAATACGGGTGCATACGTCACGGCAATAGGATACAAATCAGCATCTGGTGAGTCACTGTCTGACCTTTCGACAATGGGGGACAGGAACACCGGGCTCGGTGCAAGGTCGATACAGGATGTCCAAGCGTCGGGTATTATCGGTATAGGGTTTGGGGCCGGCAGAGATGCACAGACAGACGACCAGCTCATCATCACACAGCGCGACGGCACTCGTCGTATGGTGATGGATCTGACGACTGGCGATTTAGAAATCACTGGGGAGCTCATCGAAAACGTGAGTCTATAATGCACACACTTACCTACGACGGCGAACAGACGGTCGACGTACAGCGCGCGCAAGAGATTATCGAAGAACTCGCAGAAATACATCAGGACAGCAATATCACTATCAGCAGCGTGTCGATGCGAATGCGAGACGAGTCGATGCTGATATCAGTGTCG